CTTTTGCCCACATGACAAAGTGGTAACCTATGTCCGTGTAGCGACGTTAACGTAGAGTGCGAGCTCGTGGGTTATGTCCCCTTGCTCTTATCTTGCAGGGATTGGCCTAAGTAGTGCGTTTCCTTGTGTGGACTCGTATGATGCCCTGGTCGGCCAATGTTTTTGTTTGTGACCGAAGTACTATTTGAGGTTATTAATAAATAAACAAATACCTTTTGGGGCGCATTCGTGGGCCTTTTCAATTCATCTTTGGGGAAGCACATTGCTTTCTCGTTGTTTGAGTTCCCCTACACATCTCAGTGTTTTTAGTGAAGGTTTAGTAACGTTAGAAAACTACTGGATGGTTGGCCGACTAGGGATAGGTCTTTATAAGTTAGTGACGCCGAAGGCGTTTGCTAGGCTAAGAGACACGACAAGAGCAGCAACTCTTCCGCGGAACGCCGGCTTGAATTTAGTGGACGACACAGTGAACTCCTTTATTTTTTCACGATCGTGTGTACCAGGTGGTTTCTCCCACTAGTGGAACTTATTCTAACTTTTTTGGGACTTTGGCTTTTTCCCGCCTTAGTTACCACATTCACACACCTTTCTTAGGTGTTACCATGCAAATCACCATATTTGCCCAGTTAACAGGGAACGTGTTAACTCGTTGGTCTAGTGACCACCCCAACCCTTATGAACAGCACAAACATGGAGAACATTACACTTAAGAAGTTTGTTGACCGTGCTGCTCGTGAGGCCATTCAGAGATCTTGTGCTGCGAAACGTGAAAAGCAAGCTTGGAAGAGTCTAAGCAAGAAGGAACGTGAGGCTGCGATTAGGGGCGAGCGCATTTACAAGTGCGATTTGCCACAAGAGGAGGGGGGCTTGAAACCCCTTTACTTTGGAGCTGGTCTAGCGGCAACTGCTGCTGGTATTCATATGGCTGGAGGTTTTGAGGGATGCTACAATGGCGCAACAAGCGTGGTTCGCACTGCGCGCACCATTGCTTCTATCCCTGAGGAAGTGCATGCTGCAATTGCGAGCGCAAGGCGTGCCACCGAGGTGACAGCGAGTCTTGTGACTGCAAGCGCACCAGTGGTTCAGTCCGTGGTTGGCATTTCGTCCATATTGAACAAGGCGTTTGAGAGTATCTCTGCATTCTTTGATAAGATGCGTGAGACTGCGGGACTGCTATACCAGTTCATCTGTGCAGCCTTTTTGTGGGCTCTCAAGTGCAGCAAGATTGCACACGGTATCCTTGCAGCTCTTTGCGAGTGGGTTAAAACCCGCTGCGGAGTTGATGCTCGTGTCACTGAGATCATTTCGCCCACTGAGGGTGTTGAGGAGCAGAGTGGCATGTCTACTGTGTCTTTCTTTGCGGTCCTTGTGGCAACACTTTGGATGCCTGATGTCAAGTCAGAGCGCGTTGTTCCAGAGTTGATGCGCCGTGTATCCGTGGCAGAGAAGTCAGGATCCGGCCTTGAGTGGATATTCACCCAAGCATTGAGCATTCTTGATTCTGTGATCAACTGCGCTTTGCGCATGCTCGGAAAGGAAGAGATCTGCCTGGTTGGCCAGGTTGAGAAGGAGATTCGCCAGTGGACCAAGAAGGTTGATGACATTCAGGCTATGGTCATCTCTGGTAATCCAACCCCAGAACAGGTTCGTGAGTCACTTATTGTGGCACAGGAGGGTGTCGGTTTGAAGAACCGCATCCATGCCTACGCGCACCGTATGCATCTTGACAGATACCTGGACAAGCTGTATAGCTGGATGCAGGCACATCGCGGAGCTATCATGGCATCAAAGTGCTATCGCCAGCAGCCGCTTTTTGCCCTTTTCGGAGGTGCAAGTGGCATTGGTAAGACCACGTGCCTTGTCATGCTGGCAGGAACTGTTGCAATGCTTGGTGGCCTTGTCAAAGATGGCCGCATTCTCGAGCAGATGTGGCAGAAAGGAGATTCCCAGTTTTGGAATGGCTACATGGGCCAGAGCGTGTACATTATGGACGATTGCTTCCAGAGGAGGACCCAACCTGGTGCTGAAGGCAATGAGGGTATGTCCCTCATCAGTGCAGTCAACAGTTGGGCTTATCCCTTGAACTTCGCTGATGTGGAGAGCAAGGGCAGGTTCTATTTTGACTCACAACTTATGCTTGGCACCACGAATGAGTACAACGTGCTTGATGCTGTGTCTGGAGATGTCCGACACCCGGAAGCAGTTGTCAGGAGGATAGCCTTTGGCTATGTCATGCGGGTGAACCCAGAAGGAGGGTTTGCCCTTCCCAATGGCAGGCTCAACTATGAGAAGCTTCAGCTCGAGCGTGTGAAGCGCCTTGCCACTGTATTACAGGATCCTTCCCACACACTTGATGACATCTGTCAGAGCTTCCCTTGGGAGGCATGGCAGGTTTCCAAGCACGACTTCAGGGGTCACCCCTC